CTTGAGCAAACACCAAATCAGACCCTAAAGAACCTAACTCAATTTCGTCATCAACTATTCCTGGATTCATTTGACGGACAGTCTGAAACGTACTCTCAGAACCATCCCAGTCAGGTGCAACATCTTTCTGTAAAGACTCCCAGAACTGTTCTACACGCCCATTCATAGATTCAGCCCAGTCCTCGTTGTAATCCAAGTGGAAAGTCTCCAACTGGTTACCCTGAAACAGCACAACAACCTTGCACCACTTTAAACCAAGCAACTCCATGTACCACATACATTGAGCTTCATAATGGGGTGGAACAGTCTCAAAACGATAGCCAGCAGTCTTAATCTCCAGCAAACCGTAGTCATCACCAATCTTTAGGATACCGTCAGGATTAGCGTGTTTCCAACCATCAGCCCAAGTACCTGTAGTAAACATCTCAAAGTCAGGGTTACGCAAACCCCACTCTTCAAAGATGATTGGCTCAACAATAGTTCCCCACCGCATCTTCTCATTCTGCTGAAAACCATCTTCAATTTTGTTAGTCAACTTAGCCCACAAAGTGAAAGCAGACTCCCAGGGGTTCAATCCCAAGATAGTGCCAACCTGTGAACCACCAATACCATTACTGCGTAGCTCATGCCATTCAGGACTCTGATTCTCAAAGTCACCAATCAACTTAGCTTTACCAAATAACGGATGCTCTAATTTATTAGACATAACCCTTTTCCTTGTTTACATCTGACCGAAATGTCAGTAAAGTAAGTGTATGACAAACCACCGACATCCAGTACCAATTTCACGAAAATTGTTTTCTTTTATAGAAAAACAAGAAGAAGTTGGAGAACTGCCCTGCCAAAGTTTCCCAGACCTATTCTTTCCAGACCAAAAAGGGTATGGGCAATCTCAAGACATAGCATCCGCTAAAGAGTTATGTAAAGCCTGTCCGCTAATAGAAGATTGTCGGGACTACGCTATAGAAGCCAAAGAGCCATACGGCATCTGGGGCGGATTAACTGTAGATGAAAGAAGAACCTACAGGACTATTTCTGTTGCTGTTGCTTCTCTTGGGCTTTCTGAATAGCATCATTAGAAGCCTTAGCAACATCAGCCTTAGTTACCTGACCTGTAGTAGCAATAGCGTAACCAATAGCACCTATTACACCAATCATCAAAGTTCCCCAAGCAATAAGCACACCGTTTAGCCAGTTGCCTGTAAGAGCTGCACCAACACCAGCCGAACCGCCAAGAATAAATAGGAAAATACCGAATCCACGCCAAGCAAGAATTGCTAAAACGTCAAGGATTTGTTTTGCTCTGTCTTTCATTATTTACCTGTATTCGCTAGGATGTGCTTCAAAGGGTCAACTAAGTCTTTGTAAGCAGATAGATGGATGTCTGGGTTGCTGAAACTCTTGTTAGCCTTACCGATACTCATGTGTAGGTGCGCTCCAGTACTAGCTGAACCGCTTTTGTACTTGCCACCGCCAACTTTACCTAAAACAGTTTGACCGCCAACAACCTTATCACCCTTAACTAAATCTGACTGTTTAGCCAAGTGAGCATAAAGAACCCAGTAACCATCCTTAGTAGAGTGAACCAAGAACCAGCCCAACACATCAGACCACTCACTCAAGAACACAGTCCCATCAGTAATAGCCTTGATAGGTGAAAGTTCCTTTGGAGACCAGTCCTGACCTCTATGCGGTCTACCGTTACGGTATGGGGCTAAATTACCGAACTCATCATTACGAGTTTTAGCAGGGAACGGTTCATAGTAGACAACAGACATAACTTCCTAACCTATAGCTTTCAATAAAACACCAACAAGTCCAGAAGTAATAATGGCTGAAAGCACACCAGTAACCCAAGCGGACTGCCAGCGAGCCTTCTCTAACTCCCTAATACGAGCTTCATGGTCAATGACCAAATCAGACTGAATAGTGACATCTTTTTTTATAACAGCAATGTCAGTTTTGATTACAGCCATGTCATCAACAATTCTTTGTAAAAGTTCACCATTATTAGGTCGTTTGACATCAGACATTAGCCAGCAGCCGTTCCAGCAGTCATCTGCACAGCAGTCCAGTAAAGAGTTGAATCGCTACCAGAAGCAGCCGAAACATTACGAACAGTTGCCACAGCAGAACCAGCAGTATTAGTACCGATAGAAACAATGTATCTGTTGCTAGTAGTCCATGCTTGAACGATAGGTGCTACAGAAAAACGGCTTGTCGGGTAAGTTATGTTAATGGTTGCTGTAGCATCAGCAGCTACAGTACCAGTAGTAGTCGCACCAATGCCAGCCGCATAAGCATAAGGCAACTTATCGAAATTGCCATTCAAAGCAGCAGCACTTAAAACTGCTCCAGCACTAAAAACTGTAGTTCCAGCCATTATTTCTCCTTACAACCCCAACACATATGTATCTAGTTTACCGAACTCTGTATCATTCAACACAAGATAAGGTATCTTGATGCTATCAAACTGCAAAGTCATGTAATGACCGCCAGGATTGATTTCATGGCTCAAACCAATAATCTGTACAACACGTTCAATAGCATCCCCAATACCATTAGGCCTAAACTTTACTTTCGCAAAATCATTCAACTCTAATCCAGCTAAATCCTGTTGAGTTGCCCCATCCTGAGCATAATAATTTACTCTAATAGAGTTTATGCGATACTCAGGTAAAGCATACTTTTTGATAAGTAAAGTTCCTAAACTAGACAGCCTTGCAGGTGATGTGTAAAGAACATTATCAACATCTAAACCATTTACACCGTATGTTTCCTGTGAAGCAGCATTGCTTGCCATAACATAGTTCACACCATCAAAAGAATTGACGGTAACGCTGTTATACATCAGTTGGCTAGTGTATGAAACATCAATGTAATCGTATTTAATGCTAGGTTTACCAGCCGTACCAAACGAATAATTTATTGTGCCATCATCCGCAAATAACTCGTAAGTAGTCGTAGAACTAATGCTGTTGTTATTATCCTTAAAGACAAGACCAAAGTTTTTAGGGCTATAAAATAATGCACCCTGCTCAGAAGCTTCAATTTGACGTAAATACTCTAAAGCATTAGTTCCAGCACCAACAGTCTGAGCAGACAACAGTTGTGTGCCATCATCAATAATTCTGTCACCGAACCCAGTAGACCAAGCAACACCAGAGTTGTCTAAAACCTTGTCAACCCTAGTACCAGATAATTCTTGTGGGTAAGTAGTTCCAAACAAATACATGTTCGCTAAAAGGCCACTTTCCTCAGTAGCTGCAATAGTGGCGTAAGATTCACCGTTAGGGTCATAACTAAAAGACCAATCATCAATCAAACCCTGATAAATGGATTGACCGCCACTATTAATTGTTATGCCACGCTTAGGATACACATAAGGCTGAAAACTAGAAGTGGTATTTAAAGGGTCAAAAGCCCTATCAAAATTATTGAAAACAACAGAAATAGACCCAGGTTCATAGTAATCTAACTGCCTAGACTTACCCCTAGAAATGCTGACCGAAACAACCTTACTGGTAACCTCAATCTGGTCACCAGTAGTAGGTTCTCTCAGGTAAACCGTTGCATCAAGACCCATTAGTTGCTACGCCAACCTTTACCCTTAGCACGTTCAAACTCCATAATCGCCTTAACAAGAGCATCACCAATCTGAGCTCCACTCGCACCAGGGGCAACGTTAATAGAAATGTTGTAGTCATTTGCTATTGCTTGGTTTTCTTTGAACTTAGAGTAACCTATTGTGTCCTTAGCAAAAGGGTTCATAATATCTTCAGATTCCATAAGTTTAAAACCAGCATCCAAACCAGCACCACGAACACCAGCAGAGTAAGAGCTAATAAATTTAGGAACACTCATTGAAGCAGGGCCAACCATAGGTCTACTCTTCTTAGGTGTTGCCTTCTCAGGTTTATAGTTAGGGTCAATCGCTAACTTTTCTGCTTCAGTAAGCAAGAATCCAGCAGCACCAGCTTCAGCAATAACAGTTTTTAACCTAGCACTAGCTGCAGTACCAAGAGCATCCCCAACCTTAGCACCAATAGCAGCCGCAGAAGCAATCATCATGTCCTGCTGTTTATACAAACCATCAATCAGACCATTACCAAGTTTACCGCCAGCGTTCTCCATAGCCTTAGCACCAAGAACACCAATGTCACCAGCAACCTTCTTAATGTCCTTAGCAGTCTTATTTAGACCCTTAATGCCTGTCTTACCTGACTCCAAAATTGCTTCAGCAGTAGCATTACCAGCTTCAGGCCCAGCATTAGTGATTTGTTCAATCAACATAGGGTCAAGACCAGCTTTAGTCAAAGAACTCAGATTCTTGTAGAAATCTTTAATCTTCATCAACTTATCTTTAAACGCACCAGCAATGTCGGTAGCACCTTTAGAAGCACTAAAAGCAACAGTCTTAAACTTTCCATCCAAATAAGTGATGCTTTGGAAAATTTCGTTAGAGTTCGCTTCAAGCAAACCAGTAATGTTTACAGAACCAATAATGGACTTTTGTATGTTTACAGCATTATCAACAAATTGATTTAATTTGTCTGAAGTTTTTTGAAGTTCAGCCGAAGCCTTTTTAGCACTATCCGCAACACCATCAACAGGATTAACATTAAGTCCAGTTTTAGAGTATTTGTTTAACAAATCCCCATAAGAATCGCCAGCATTTTTTGAGCCTTTTGTAAGGTCATCAAACTCGCTTGTAAAACTTTTTAATTCTTTGCCAGCATCTTTGAAAAAATCACCAAGTCCAGGAACAATTCCGCCAAGTTTTGATAAGCCATCAAATAAAGCACCAATAGTCCCAATAGCGGCTCTAAAAATAAAAGTAAGTATTGCCACTACTGGAGTCAATACAGCACCAATAACCTGAGCAAGGAAAGTAATGAGTGGAATAAATGGAGTAATAATCTTGCTTAAAACTTCAAAAATACCTGCTAAAGGAATGAGTAGCGGACTAATCAAATCAGTCAGCACAGTTATAAGAGGATTAACTGCATCCACTAAAGCTAAAATGTTTCCAACCTTTTCAGCAATAACTGGCCCAAGATTTTCTAGAATTTTACCCATGTTTTCAAAAAGAGGAAGAAGAGTAACTTGCAACTTATCCATCAAAGGAATAAAGTTACTTAGAAAATTCGCTAAAGGCCCAGTCAAAGCCCCACCCAAAGCAGCCTTCAAATTCTCAAAAGAAGCCTTCAACTGTGTTTGAACAACAAACAAACTACCTGCCTGAGCTGCATAAGCTCCCTGAGCATCAGCAGAACGTGCATACAAAAGGTCAAGACGAGCCTGAGCCTGAGCCTGACGTTGCAAAGCACCAGTCAACTTACCCATACCACGAGCAGCAACCAAAGCATTAACCTCAGACTGCTTCATAGCGACACCGAATTTCTCAATCGGGTCGTACTCACCTCTAAACAAGGCTGTCATACCAGTCAACGCTTCAGAAACGTCATAACCATAAGTAGCAGACAAATCAGAAGCCAAACCAACAAGATTTTTAGTTTCTTTAGCAACAAAACCCATTTCAAAGCCAGACTGCTTCAAAACAGAACCCAAGAAAGTAACAGACTTAGAAGCATCAACCTGGCTCAAACCAATAGCCGAAGCACCTTCCGCATACTTCGTCATCATTGGAGTTAAATCGCCAAAAACTCGCCCCAAACCAACTGTGTTACGTTCAAGGTCACGAGCTGCCGTAACAGTATCCTTAACAAACCCTGTCGCTCCCACAGCTGCAAACGAAGCAGCCGCACCAACCGCAGCACCCTTCAAACTCTTCAAAGAAGCAGTAAGCGAAGCCATCCCAGTCTTAGCCTGATTAATACCCTTAGCATCAAAAACCGAAACTAAAGGAATAAAAATGTTGCCAGCCATTATGAGACCATCCTTCTATTAATGATGCTGTAAGCCCTTTGTAAAACAACCTTAGTTTCAGCCCTAGCCTTTGGCAAAGCCTTCACAGCAGACGGCCAAGCATACCTAGAAGCCTTACCACCCAAAGCCCGAATCATTGCACGACCCTGACCATTAATTCTGTGCTTTCTCTTACCTGTCTTGCTCAGGCTGTAATCATACTCACGAGTAACCGAATACTTGTTTGTGTACTTATTGCTTTTACCAGCCATGTCAGCCATAACAACACCAGCATTATCTACCATCAAACGAGCAATAGAAAAAGAAGTGGTCTTGTATCTGCTAAAAATACGTTTAGCTTTAGACGGGGCAGGAGTCTGAATCAAAACAGACTTTACAGCCTTATTCTTATTCTGATAGTTAGCACCCCAAGTCAAACGACCAGGAACAGCCACAGGAAAGAATCCAGAGCGAGAACTATTAGGGCGATTACGGTGAATACCGCTAGTAGGTGGACTTGCAGGAATAGCACCCTTTACGGCAGTCTGCACAGGCTTTGCAATCTTCTTGTAATCCTTTTGAAGCTGCTTTACAAGAGTAGGTTGGACACGATTCAACTCACGAATCAACTCATTGTAATCTGTGATGTATAGGCCAGCACGACCACCCTTAGTTACATACTGTACTTCGCCAGCCATAAAACACCACCAATCACATCTATTCTATCAACGAGATTGTTGCTGGCTACGCCACACTAAGTATCTACCTAAAGTCCACAACATGCGGTCATCACACTCCATCAAAGCAGCAGGACTAATACCAGTCTCAACTGCAAGAGAAGCTATATACCAATGGGCTGAACTATCGCCCAACCCAACTATTTTGGGTCGTTTTCACTAGCCTTAATAGAAGCGACCTCATCAACCCAAACATCAAACTCTTTGGTAGTTGACTTAGTGCGAGATTCTGCAAGATAAGCAAGATAAAGTAAATGAGTTAGTTTGACGTTAGATTCAAGCACAGCAACTGACAGGTCAAACTTAGATTCAAATTTAACCATGTCAGATGCTGAACAAGTAATTTCTTTTTCTTCGCCAGAAACAAATTCAATGCGTAGGTTGATTTTCAATTGTTTTCCTTATTTATTAGGCTGTTGCACGAGTTACAGTACCGCTTGTCGGCCATGTAACAGAAAGTGTTGCAATGTCCCCAACAGAAGCTGAGAACGGTTGGTACTGTGAAACCAAGCATACAGCAGTCCAAGCAGGGTTAGTTGCTGAAGTTGCAGAGCTTGTAGGGTTTACTACTACAGTAGCGTATGAACCTGCTACGAATAGTGGGGAAAGTACAGCATCAACTGAGCTTGCACCGAAATCTTGGAAGAAGTTTAGAGTCACAGACCCAGACTTCAAACCAGCAATACGGCTTCTCCAACCGCCACCGAAAGCTGTTGTCTCAATTTCATCTGCTGACAGGTCAAGGCTTACGCTCTGGAGAACATTTGAAAATGCTGTTCCGTTGACTGTAATCTTGTGGTCTGTTGCTACATAAACCGCCATTTAATGTTCTCCTAATTTGCTTGAACAGCACAGTCAAACTCTGCTGTTAAATATGTGTTATCACCAATAATTACTGAGCCGTAGTTTCTCATTTCAGATACTACCAAATCAAAACAACGACCTGATAGTGTCCTATCTGATTCTATCGCACTTTTTATACTAGACGAACCAGTAGGGTTACAGTACGCATCAAGACTATTCTGAGAAACTCTGTCAGAAACTCTACCCACGAAAACAGACACCACAAAGTTATAGGTGTTGAAACCATTGTTGAAAGACTTGTGGTATTCAATGTTCTGTGGCGTAACAATAGCCATAGGTGGGTTTGGATTGTCAGGAACGAAGCTAGAGACTCTTAGCCCTGTAATAGTTGCAAGATTCTCCGCTATCCCTGTACGAAGGTCGCTCAGAGTAGCCATTACCCTTGATTCCTTACCCTACGGTAAGAATTAAGCAGCATAGCCACATCAGGGTCAATACGGCTAGACACCCTAAAGTATCCTGTATCTGGGCTAGAGATAACACCAAGCGGTGAATCAAGGCGTTTGAAGATACGCATGGACTGAATGATAGTTGCTTGCTTCACAGCAGTAGGGACAGCAGACCAACCCCACACACCAGTAACCTGTACAGTCGCAACATCTTCCTGACCATAACGACCCTCATAACGGTAGCGAGTATTACCGTTAGGGAACTCGTAAGTTCCTACAGCACGAATACGGGTGATAGGCCAACCAGATAAACCATCAGCGATACCATTCAAAGGCTCAGTCTGATAGTCAACCGAACTCCAAGTCTGGTCAAAAGTCTTATTCAACAAAGTAGACACAGCAATAGCAGAAATAGAAATAGCATCATCAATAGCAACTAAATCATCAGTATAAGGTACAAACACTCTCGTAGCTGTACCAGCGTTATAGAAATTACGCATAGTGTATTCATCCACCATACGAGAAGCAGATTCAATCGCTATCTCTAAAAGCGAATCATCTACACCATCCTGGATGCGGAGTGCGGTTTTCACGTCATTTAGTGAAGCATAACCATTTACAATAGCCAAAATGACTCCTTATCTTTACTAACCAATTTTACCCCATTTACAATACGGGCTACCAAACCTATGCTAAAAGTTTTTTTAGTACAGGTAGCCAATGGTTAGTCCAAACTGTTTCCACGTCAAACTGCTTCACGAAGTCTATGCTCTTCTGTGAGCGTGTACCACGAACCTTGTAGGCTTCCTCAAGGGCGTTGACAATGCTAGGGATAAGTGGTACTTGCCACCAAGCGTTCTGACCTGCATCCCAAGAAGGCTGACCATCAACAAGCCAAGAGTCCTCTGAAACAAGGTCTGGAGTAGCTGCCCAGTTGCTTCCAATCACTCTTGTCCCACAACTTTGTGCTTCAATGGTAGGAACACCAAATCCCTCTCCATAAGACGGAGTAAGCATGACATCCATAGCTGTATAGAACGCAGCCAAAGTTTCTTGGTCAATACCATACTTGTAGTCAGCCATGTCAGGAAACAAAATCTGCTCAGGTTTAATGCCCATAGATTCACACAGGACAAATAGATTCCAGCCACCAGCACCACCAAACGGGTCTGTATGCAAATACAGTTTCGCATCAGGCTTATCCTGAGCAAAAATACTGAAAGCCATAATGTTCTCGGCAAACGCTTTACGGTGAAGAAGTCCACCAGCCTTATTAGCTGCGTTCATACCCACAACAAAGTCATCCTTGCTCAAGTTCATAAACTTACGGGTCTCAACACCATTGACCTTATAGGTAGGCTTCATAACGTTAGTGTCAACAGCATGAGGAACATACTCGCACTCCAAACCATTCTGCTCCATCTGACGTTTACCATGAGGACTCATAGCGATAGGAAAAACATTAGGTTTCTTCAACCAAGTCAACACAGCAGGTGGAATAGTAACGTGGTCTAGCGGAGTCCAAGAAGCAATCTTCGGCATCCTATCCCAAGCCTTGCCCTTAAAGACCCACACGTCATACAAGGTGATAAGCAAGTCATTTAACTTATCTTTCCTTGTGCTGTTTACTGTCTTAGCATGATGGCTATGATTCATAACTAACACGTCATTGCTGTACGGCTCAAAGCCACGAGCGTAATGCGGAATCTTACCTGAAGGAGTTTCCAACACGCTATTAGTGCCTTCCAAACCAAAGTTAGATAACGCAGCAACATCCACACCGTCACGCTTCAAACGGTCAACCAGATAACCAGCCTGAACACCATAACCAGTAGGAATGTATGGGCTATTAGAAGCAACAGAAACAATACCCTTTAACTTTGACATAGGATTTCCTTTATTTCGTAGGTAGCAATAGACTAGCATAAGAAAACCCCCCTGATGCCTACGCACACCAGAGGGGTTTTCAGTTTAACTCAGGGGATTAGCTAGCTGCACCCTTGAAGAACTTGACATGGCTTGCATGTGTTAAGTTACCGTCAACACGCATCTTCACTCTGAATGTGGTTACATCCTGGTTGAACGCATAGTCAGGTGACTGAGCAATGTCAATACCGCCAGCAATACGAACCTTGTATGAAGGTAGGTGACCGAACAGAACAGACTTAGCACCAGTAGCAACAGCTGCCATAGCAGGGTTCTCGTAAACTGGGAAGCCTAGAACGGTGTCTGGCGCTCCTGTAGTTCCTGGAACGAAGATGTAGTTACCTGCACCATCCTTCAACTTGCGAAGAACACCAAGTGAAGAAGTAGACATCTGGAAACCAACACCTGGAAGCTGACGAGCAGCTCCATCAATGCTGTACACAAGGTCAACTAGGTTGTCGTATGTGAACGCACCAGCAACTCCAGTACCGCCTGTAAGAGCTGAACCAGCTGCAACTGCTAGACCTGTTGGCTGGGTTGTACCAGTTCCTACAGTTAGAGCGTTGTTTACTGCGTAACCAATTTCGTTACCAGCCTGTTCTGCGATTAGAGAGGTTAGGTCGAATCCAGCATCTGCAATCAGTTCGTTCGCAACGCCAACCAAGAATGAGTACTTGTAAGCGTTTAGAGCGATAGATGAGAATGTTGGGTCGCTTGCACCAATAGCCTGAGTTGCAGTAGCAACAGCAGCAGTTGAACGAGCAGTTAGAGTTGGGATAGTTAGCTGCTCACCAGATGTTGTGTTGAAAATCTGTGAAGTTGCAAGCATAGGGCCAACAAGTCTTGCAACCGAGAAAACCTGGTTGTAGAAAGACTCTGGAACTGTGTTGCTTGAACCAACTAGAGTACGCTTTTCGCCAGCACCGAACTCGTATCCTCTACGCTCGCCCATAGCGATTGAACGAAGGATATCTGCATCAGTTGAACGAGTGTCGTTTGATGGTGTGAAAGAAGAAGCGGCTTCAGCTGCTCTCTCTTCACGCTCTGCGGTTGCCTTGATTGACTCAATGAGCTTTGCTCTTTCGTCAATGTCAACCATGATACGCTCGTAAGTTTGCTTCTCGTCACCTGAAAGGTCACGCTTTTCTGAAGCAGCATTGTCTAGAAGAGCCTTAGCTTCTTCATATGCTTTCTTACGGGCTTCTTGCTGAATGTTAATGTAATCAGACATTGAAACTCCTATTTAGAAATGAATGGGGGATACCTGCGGTGCTGACACTCTACAGACGTAACGGTGCTGACACTCAATTACTCATTTAAGTCTAGTAGCAGAAAATAACGTGTAAGAGAAAACCCCCACCAAGAGAAGGGAATAAACTCGGTGGGGGGTCGCTAGAAAAGGGAATAACTAGCGAGTTTCTTTTACTTCAACAACCCGAACTTCTTTAGCTGGGGTGTCAATAGCAACAACTGCATCAGCAAACGCTTCTGCTAAATCTCTTACTTCACCTGCTGATGGGTTACCAGCAACATCTAGTATAGCCTTGACGATTTGTTCTTTAGTAGCCATTAGAGCATTTTTCCTTCCAGAGTGTGCTTCATCTGTAACAATCCTAGCAGATTAGGTTCTTCAACAGGAGCAGTTTCTTCAACTTCTTCTGCCTTTACTTCATCAGCAACAGACTCTTCAACCTTATCACCTTTAGTCATCTGCTTGATAACGTTTTCCAATAAACCTGCTTGGTCTGGAGTTAAAGAATCATTTGTCTCTAACGCCAAAAGAGCATCAGAAAGTTTTTCTACATCAACTTGGTCTAAGGAACGTACTTGTGCAACACTTGATTCGTAGGCTGGGAACGTCACGATACTTACCTCTAGCAATCTTACGGACTCTAAAGTTCTAACGTTGCCGTCAGGAGACCAAGAGTCGGACTGGACATTGAAACCAAAAGACATCTTATCAATGTCTCCTCGCTCCATAAGTATACTCAAATCTCGCCCTCTTGTGGTAGGTGCAAGTTCGGCTTCAACACGCAAACCCTTAGAGTCCTCAAACAAACGCATAGTACCAGAACGAGTGCTGGCCAAAGGTTCACCCGAATCGTGATTCCAAAGTAACTTCACATCATTACGAGACTGAAGAGAACGCTTGAAAGCACCAGGAGCGATACGCTCAGTAAAAGGTAGTGGCTGACTGTCGCTGTTAAACACAGCTGCGTAACCAGAGAAAGTTAGTTTGTCTCCGACAGCACGAATCTCAAACTCTGCATTAGAAACACGAGTTTCAGGTACAGGCTTCAAGCCGTTGATTTTGCGTAAGGTTGCCATAATCTTTGTAGCACGAGCATCAGCTCTAACAAGTACATCACTCATCAAATTCCTTTGTTTATTTGATTCTCTCTCAACAATACCACGAGACCAAGTAAAGCCAGCGTCTCCACCCCAAGCATCCCACATAATCCTGCCGTTTGAAGGATTGCTGGTATTAAAGAAATCTTTACCTTTTTTATCTACCTCATGGCGAGCAAAGAACGAGTACATACGCTTCACAACACTCAAAGACATAGAACGCCCAGCAACAATGTCTGTAGCCCTACCCCAACCAACAGGAGTACCAGCACCAGTAGCCTTACCGTCAGCCTTCCAACGCAAAGCCCTAGCCGCAGCAGTTTTCATCCCCTGTGTTGGCTTGTAAGATGCTACAGCCCTAGTATCCATAAAAGGTCTTTCAGTTATTCGGCTAATTCAGCCAATTCTGCTTCATGTACAGCAATAGCAGATTGGATAGTGACAATAGCTGCAGCAGATTGCTCAACTACTTGCTCATTGTTTAATGCTTCAGCAGACTTCTTGTTTAACTCGTGCTGATAACCCTCAAGGTTTAGTGCTTCAATACGCTGTGTTAGCATCTGTAGTTTAGCTTCATAAGACACGTTAAATGACATTTATTTTCTTCTTTCTATCGTTTGTGTAGGCTATCTTGAATCAAGATAATCATACCGTTATTAGTCGTTTTCTTCCATTTTTCAGTATTTTTAAGCATTTGCAATAGTTGTTATAGTTCCTGAAGAGCCACGATACTTTAAAGCACCATTTTCAACATAAAGAATACCACCACCGCTAGGGTTTGATGAAGGTGGAGTAGCATTTTGCATACCAATAACACCAACTCCACCACGAATGTCAAATGAGGTGTTGTTTATTCTAAGGTTTACAAATCCAGCACCGCCACCTTGAGCAACGTTCGCTAATACTGTTCCGCTTTCATTTTGCCACTCTTGGAAAGGTGCAGTTTGACCTGATACTCTGCGAATAATCATTCCTGCTCGGCCAGTACCACCAGTATTAACGTTAATGGCAGCACCTATATAATCTGAAGCAATCAAAGCTGCCGAGCTAGGTAAAACTAAATCTCCATAGGCATTAATTGAAGCTCTAGCACTTCCTTCACCTAGCCTTCTCCACTCTTGGAGATTGGCTGTATGTGAAGCCTGTCCATAAACGGTCATAGGAACGTTACTTGTTGTTCCAGCAGTAGCAGTCATAAAGTATGTTGCTTCCATACCACCAAAAATTATGACGTTAGAATCAGCACGAACATAGCCACCTGTTCCGCCAGCACTATTTTGCCATATCTGGGTTGCTTCAGATTGAGATGCAGCTCCCTTTACTGTCAAAGCAGCAACAGATGGTGTAGGAGCATTGACTAGCAAGTTGCCTTTAATACCGCCACTAACTGTCAATGGTGCAGCAATAGTTACGCTATCTGTAGTCGTATTTCCGATAGTGACTGAACCGTTACCATTAGCAGCACTTCCTTGACCACCATTAATAGTAACGTTACCGCCAAATCCTTGAGTGGTATTAGTTGCACCACCTGTAATACTGACGTTACCGCCAGAAGAAAGACCTGTACCTGATACTGATGACCCACCAGCAATGTAAACTTCACCAGCATCACCAGCAGAATTACTTGTTGAACCGCCTCTAATGATGATTTCATTTGCTGGAGTAGTGCTTACAGAAACTGGGGCTAATAAAATTGCTGCGGAACTAGCAGAACTCGTGGTTGCAAATGAGCCAACATAACCAGAAGCAGCAGGTGTAGTCCAGGTAGGAGTGTTGCCTGAACCTGCGGATGTTAAAACTTGACCTGAGCTACCTGTGGAACTGTTTAGAGTTATCGGTGAATTTGTGCTTGTAAGGTTCAAGCCTTTAGAACTTATTACACCGCTTGCTAGTACATTTGCTAAAGGTGTTCCACCGCTATTTTGCCATTCTTGAAGTTCGGCTGTCTGACCAGCTGAAGCACGAATTACAATTCCTTTTTCGCTGATAAGTGAAGGAACAATAGAAATCTTGCCACCCAAGTAAGATGTATTGATTTGCATGGCAGTATTTGGTAAATAGAGGTCACCAATGTTAGTTATTACCGCTAAAGCTGTTCCACCAGAATTTTGCCATTGCTGTAAAGGCTCTGTTTGACCTGAAGCACCTCTAGCAATAAGAGGTATAACATTTGAAAAACCAGCGTTAGCTATCATGTTGTAGCTTGAATAAAGACCATTCAGGGCGCTTACAGGTGCATAAGTGGTAATGCTATCTGTAGTCGCATTTCCGATAATTACCGAACCATTACCGTTAGTTGTGCTTCCTTGTCCACCATTAATAACTACAGAACCACCACTACCCTGACTTGTGTTGGATGCACCACCAGTAATGTTTACACCACCGCCGCTAGACAATCCTGTACCTGTCGTTGACGTACCACCAGCAATATAAACTTCACCAGCATTACCAGCCGAATTAGTTGTTGAACCGCCCTTAATAGTGATGTCATTTGCTGGAGTAGTTGAAACATCTGCTGGAGTCAATAAAATTGATGCGGAACTGGCTGTTGTAGTTGTTTGGAAAGCACCAACATAACCAGAAGTAGGGTTAGACCAAGAAGGCGTATTACCTGTGCCATTTGAAGTCAATACCTGTCCAGACGAACCAGCACTATTTTGAACTTGCAATGGAGAAGATGAACTAGAAAGATTAAAAGCACCAGGAACAGAAACTAATCCTGTAGGAGAAATAAATAGTCTTGTCGCACCATTATAAAAATAGAAGTTTTTTTCACCATCTCCAAAACCGTCTTGACCAATAGCCCAATCTGTACCAAACTGCATACCAGCACGATTAGATGCAGTTCCACCGCTAGACCAAGTAGATTCACCAATAACTAAACCTGGAGCGTATCGGTCATTAAGTCCACCAATGCTAATTGCTGCAGATGATGTAGCCCCACTCAATGTTAATGGCGCACCAATAGTTACACTATCTGTACCGTACTCAGTTCCAATTAAAACAGAACCATTACCATTTGCACCAGAACCAAGTCCACCATTTATTTTTACAGAACCACCAATACCCTGAGTAGAGTTTCCATTACCAGCAGTAATGTTTACGTTACCGCCAACAGTAATGTTTGAAGTATCTGTAGAATTACCACCAGTTAAAGTTATAGCTCCACCAGTAGCAGATGGAACTGAAGTGCTACCGACAGAAATTGGAAGTGCGACACCAGGAGCAGTCTGAATACCTGTAATTGAAGTTCCAGAACCTGTAAAACCAGAACCATTTGAAGCTGAAGTTAATCTTCCTTTGCTGTCAACAGTAATGCTCGCTAAAGTGTATGAACCTGCGGTAACGCCTGTTGTAGCCAAAGTTGGGTTAGGAAATGTACCTGCTAAATCTCCGCCAGCAGAACCTGTAGGAGTTCTAGCATCTGACAAACGAGAATCAGAAGTAATAACAGCAGTCCCAGTAACCTGAGAAGGGTCAATCGCTAAAGCAGTTTGGTCAATACCAATAACAGCAGCAGTAGGCGTACCAGAATTAGTTATAGGTGCAGTAACCTCTACAGAACCTGCTGTGCCAGGAGTATTAGTAAACGTGCTAATCCAAGCAGCACCATTCCAAGTGTAAGTAATCTCTCCGTAAGTAAAAGAATCGCCTACAGCTGGATTAGATGGATACGGGATAGCCATTTATTCCTACTCTTCTGTAATGTAATTGCCTGAAACATGGAAGTTATCGGCAACAGTCAAAGTTATCGGGTTATTGTATGTAAAATCTACTTGATACGAACTATTGCCCTGAGAATCTATTGACTGAAGGTAAACTCTATTAGAGCCAGCAGTAACATGGGCAAAGATGGGGTATTCAATGCCTGTGGACACGTCATGTAGGCATCCACTACTGAATTGATAGCTGTACTTAGATGTAAAAGGTAAATCTAAATAGTATTGTCCAGTACCAAAACTTGTAATGTTATCAAATTCAACTTGAATCTGAAAATGTACTTGACTACCAATCTTGACGTAGCTACCAGTAAAAAGCGGTGAACCAGAAAACGTTGGCTGATTACCCGTAGTGCCACCAGCAACAGTAAAAGAAGTGTTATCAGTAAAGTCAGGCTTGTTCTTTATGTAAGCAAAACTGGTTGTAGTGGCTTCTTCCCAATCAACCTGAACCTGAGCTACAACTACTTCTTCACTAGCCGCAATAACCTGAACGCTAGTTTCTGTAATGTCAACATTTACAGCCGATTCGGTAACATTTACATCTGTTGTTGACTCGGCTACCGTTACAACAACATCACTCATCTGGTCACATTTCCAGAAACATTGAAACTACCCTGCAAAAGTCTAGTAACAGTCCCCCCAGAAGTAATCTCCAAATCATAAACAAATGAACCAGCAGCAATCGCTGATGACTGAGCAGAAGTAATAGTTACAGCAATAGTTCCAGCAGTACCACCCAAAGTCATGCCAGAACCATTAGTCAAAGAAAGCAAAGGAGTAGCCGAATCTATCGCTTCACGAACTTGCATAGCAGAAGTGTAGCCAGTCAAATCCATAGGCGTACCGCTAGTGCTAATAGTAAAAGTCTTGTAGTAGGTCGCACCTTGTGGACATTTAATGTTGTATGTACCTGGATTTATCACGAGTTCTCCTCTTCTTCTATCATGTCTTCCATGTCATCTTCAGGAGAGTCTTCCATTTCAGGCTCTTCAGGCTCTTCCATTGCAGGAGCAGCAGATGGAGTACCAACATAAGGCATAGCAGGAAGACCAAGTTCCATCAAAACTGCTTCAGGGTCATAGCCAGCCTTGACTAGAGTCTCAGCCATTTTGACTTTAATCTCCATCTCAGACAAATCAGCTGCAGAAACGTTGATGTTAGCCAATGGAACTCGGAAAGTGTCTCCGCCCTCAACGCTAGGCTCATCTTCCAAACGCTTAATTTCGTTGATTGACTTGAAACCAGCCTGAGTGGCGATTGAATACGCTGAGTAGCGGCTTGCAAGGTCTCCACGAAGCAAAGCAGAGAAATTAAACTTGATAAACGCTTGGTTAGGTAGGATACGGCTGTAAGACCACTCCAGTTTCTCCAAGATAGGGCGTAGAGTGTGCGAAATGAACTGAAGGTTGTTCTGCTCAACTGAAGCGTAGCTCGCTGTGTCAGGGATACCTAGCATGTGCAACGGAATGTTGAACGCTCTAGCAATCTCTTCAACCGCAAATCTGCGTGAATCAAGGAACTGTGCTTGGTCATTAGGAACGCTAGTAGTAACATACTTCGCTCCGCCAGACAAAACACCTGTCTTGTGAGACCTTCTAAGACCTCTGTGACGTGAATCAAAGCCATCACGCAAATCTTTTGCTTCTTCAGGGGTAAGTTCGCCAGGATACTCAATGATTCCGTTGGTGCTAGAACCGTTAGAGAAGAAGCGAGCTGCGTAAGATTGCAAAGCCGTAGCAACACCAAGAGCATCCTTCAACTTGTCTACTCTGGATAATCCAGTAAGTGAGCCTGGTACTGCTAGGTCTATGATGTGGATGATTTCATCTGAAGTAAGTGTCTTAGGTTCGTCAGCGTAAACAAAGATTTTACGACCAATAGCCGAACGTCTAACTTCCATCTTGGTTGGGTCAAGAGCAACAAGGTTTACAACATCTCCACGATTGTCTCTAAAAACACGAGTGAAAGAGTTTCCGTAAACAAGAAGAGAAGCAACAACAGCCCCATAGTGTGCTTGACGGGTAGTATCCACGTCAGGCTGTTCAATCCACATAGGCTTTGGTCTGTAAGGTTTACGTTCGCCATCAAGACGAATAAAAGCATCTACGGGCAGAGTAGAGATAGTGTCGCTGATAAGGCTGACAGCTGCGAAGAAAGCAACAACCTCATAGGCAGTATTGCCATTGATAGTTGTACCTGACTGGGTTTCAGTAGCGAAGTCCCCACCCTGAGAGAAAATGCTCTGGTACGAAACCGAGCGTGTCTGTAAAAGCCTAGTTAGCATTATTTATCCGTTCCAAGTGCTAAACCGAAAAGAAGTGTGCCTATGCCTAAAGCCATCACACCTGCTGGTGGGTAAATCCAACCGATACCCAACGCCACGATAATAACGCCTACTGCTTGAACTATTGAAGAAATCATAATAAACCTATCCAAAAAACTTTGGCACTATCCTTTTCTCTATTTTAGCCCCTGCTCGGTCATACGCCAAGATAGCTGCAACCGCAGCGTCAATACGTCTGTTGCTGGAACGATTTTCTTTTACAATACGAACACCTAAACTATCTGTCTTTACCACAGCGTTGCTCAAGTGACGGGCCAACAAAGGGTTACCGTCATGTGTGATGCGTTGCTCAACGACAGCATCAAAGAAAGCAGCACACGCAGGAATCATACGTTTAGCCGAAGTAGACGGCCACTCAACAATCGGGATACCTTCATCAGCCAACGCTTCCATAGACCTCTGCCAACGGTAAGGGTCACAAGCAACTTCACGAACTTTATACTTAGCACAGAACTCTCGGATAGCGTTTTCAGCATCAGCAATGTCTACACGCCAAGTATCGTCAGCATCAACAGGTTTCTCCCACGCCTTCAACAAAAACACATAAGGTTTATCTTCTTCATGTCTTGCCTTGCGACAACCAACAATAACAGTCGTGTCCCCCGAGAACGAACCATCAAACCCAAGCACATACTCGCCATCAGGGTCTAACTCTTCAGGGTCAGCAATAGCATCCCACACACCAGTAGGAAGCCAAGAGATAGCACTAGACACCCATTGGTTACAACGCTTAGTACGGAACTCTGACTCAGGTGTACGCAACACAGCAGACTCATAGTCAGACAAAGCACAAATGTCATCTATGCCAGGGTTAGCCATCCGCCAAGTCTCTTCAAGCCTGTGGTCTGCTTCCATAGGTGCTTCCCACCACCAAAATCCAAATGTTGGGTCAATAACTTCACCACGAGCCACACGCTGACCATACTGATACAACGAATAAGCAATACTGTCCATACCCGTAGAGTCAGACTTCACACCAGCAGTAGTAATCGCAATCATAGAAGCCATGTTTCCTCTAGCACCCTGAGCCAAAGACATAACATCAAAAAGTTCACGATTCTTCTGGGCATGGAGCTCGTCAAAGATAATTGTGGTCGGAGACAGACCCTCTTTTGTGAACGCTTCACTAGACAGCACACGATACACAGACCCAGTAGACGGAACTTCAATCGCATCCCTATACAACTTCACCATCTCCAACAAATCAGGATGGGCTTCAATCATCTTCTTCGCATCAGCAAACACGATACGGGCTTGGTCTCGGTCAGCTGCGCAACTATAAACCTCAGCACCATTGATACCCTGACCCAACAAACCATAGATACCCAACGTACTCGCAAGAGCAGACTTCCCCTGCTTGCGTGGCATCCCAATCAAATTGATACGGTGCTTCAAACCCTTCTCGTCATAAGCAAAAACATTCTGCAACAACTTCTTCTGCCAGTCACGCAACTCCAACGCAATGCCAGCCTTACCAGCAACAGAGTCCTTCGTAATAATGCCGAACGTCTCAGCGAACGCAATAACAGCATCCCCCTTGCCATTAGCAATCTCTTTCTCAGAAACAGGGGTCAGCCAAGCAGGTGGCCAACTAGCCATGCTTATCCATAAACTCCGCCAACTTAGATTTAGCCTTCACCTCAGCCAAACCATAGCGACTACGGTCAACAGGAGTCCAAGCCATCAAAGACAAGTTGCTGATTAGCGAACGCTCAAGGTCACGCAACTGCCTACGGTCACGCCACGAATCAGTATCCCCAGCAGCTACACGCTCCGCCAAAATCTCACGCAACTCTTCACGCTCATCAAGCATCTCAGCAGTAAGTTGCACAAGCCAAGCATCAGTACGCCCCAACCACAACTGACCTTTATTCCAAGCTTCATCCCAAAACAACTCCCCAACCTGACCCAAAGGGCGAATAGGTTGCGGTCTCATGTCCAACTGGGGCAACTCCACAGCATCCTTCGGCAAAGGCCGTCTGCCAGGGTTGCCAATCAGGCGTTTCTGTTCAATAGGTTTAGGGGGATTAGGCATCACACTCTCCAAGACTCGTAGTTGACTTGTGCATCAAGCCTAACACCTAAAAAGGTCTGAACTGCTACTTTGTGCAAAGACTTGCGGGCGGGGTGTCAGTCTGAAAAACGGCTTGAGAAATTGCCCCACTCCCCCCCTGCGATTTTGTAGCTGCGTCAATCCTGGCGGGGTGGTCTTGGTGGTTTATGATTGGGGCGGGTCTGGTCTGTGGTCTGTGTATCTGCTCGGGCTTGGTCTGCTCTGGTCTATCTGCTCGGGGTATGCGAAAACCCCCCAAGCGTTTCGGCTTAGGGGGCTTAGGCGTTGCGGGTTAGGCGGTCTTCTTTGCTTCTGCCTTTGCTCGCTTCTTGGCTAGTTGTTCGGTTGTCTTTGCCATTTCTTCTAGGCGGGTCTTCTGTGCGGTGTAGGCGTTGCTCGTAATCATTTGCTTTGCCCTGATTAGTTCTAGTCTGTCGGCTTGCTCTTTGATTGCGGTCTCGTGTAGCCCGTCTTCAATCGCTGAAACTATCCCGTCGTGTAGTGTGCGGGCTGTGCGTATCTCTATCTCAATGTCTCTTAGGCTTTCTAGGTTTTTGTTGAACTCTCCAATGTCGGGGGTGAAAGAATACATATTTAGACTGACGAACCTATCTGAAGAAATGCTGTTCAAGTGGCGGGTTATGGTTGTGTAATCCTTTACCGCATCTAAATATAACTGGCTGTCTTCGCTTAGTTCTGGTATTACTACACACTCGGCAATTTTCTCCGCTTGCTTGTAGTAATCGCTTGACTTGATTTGTTCGGGTGTTATTTGTGTTTTCATTTTGTCCCTTTTCTTTTTGTGTTGGTTAGTTGTTGGTTAGATAGATTAGTGTTGCGAATTTGTTTGGGGCAGAAACTTCAAAGCCCGCCTGTGCTAGTGTCTCGGCTACTTCGTTAGTGTCTCCAAAGTGATAGTTGATAACGCTAACTTGGTGGCTGTCGTTTTTTTCTGTGTGAATTTTGAAGCCATATTCTCCGTTGAATTTCTCAAAAGCGTTAGCCTTTAGAATTCTGCGAATTTTGGCGGTGGCGGTGGTGGTGTTCATTGTGTCCCTTTCGTTAGTTAGTGAATTTAGTTATTTAGTTGTATCTATATTCTGCCACTTATACCCCGTAATCCTGGCAAAATCTCCCAGATTTTTATAACTTTTTTCTTGTAAATCGTTATAAAAAACGCTTGATTATTGACCTAACATATGCTAAGAATTTCACCCCTATTTTTAGG